CTCCTTTAATATTAATAGAACTTAAAGATATATTATCTTAAAGAATCTAAGTTGAATGTTTGTAATCCTGCAACGTTTATTACACCGAAGTAACGGTTATTAACCATTTTCTTAGCGTATCTCGTCATGATACCCTTGATCGGTGTAAAGTTGAATGGATTGTACATTGTAGGTGTAAGTTGTAACGGTACGTAAGGTGCGTAAATGTACCCTGCGTCTAATAACGACTTTCCTTTATGTCCAACCAATACTTTACCCGCTGGGAAGTAAGGATCTCTATACACTTGGTATCTTCCTGCTAAAGTACCAACTTTCTCAATACCCATATTGTACTGATCTTGTTCTGCACCTGCGTTAGATACGTGGAAGTACTCTAAGTCATCGAATACAGCTGAAACTTCAGAAGAAACAACGATCCAGTTAGCACCACCTCTAAGTGTAGTTTTATGGATTTGAGCCGATAATTGGTTAATTTTAGTAATTAACGTTTGGTTCCAATCCTTTTGAGTATAACCCTGTAGTGTTTTTCCAGCGTCTCCACCGTATTTCCACTCATTGTAGTCCCATTTAAGGTTCCAAGCTGCACCTTTTCTTAAGTCTCTTAAGATCTCTCTATCAACCTCAGCCGCGATTTGCTCAGATAACAATGCAGTTAACTCAGCCTCAGCGTCGATGTTATGGAAAGCAGATACATCCTGAGCCAATTCAGGAGACCAGCTAGCTCTTAACTTTCTTTCAGTAACAGAAACTGTTACAGAATCTAAATCGAAAGATACTTCTCCGATTTCATCTTCGAATTCAAGTGAACCATACTGTCTGTAAGTTCCCGCTAAATCAGTTGCGTTAATAGGGTTATCTATTACTTCAGCTGCAAAACCTGCCGCCGCTGTATATGTTTCCATATCAACTTGTAGGTAAATTACACCGTCTTTATCTACGATATCAGGATATTCTCCTGTGTTACCTGTTCCTTTTGCACCGTACTCAACGATTCCGTTTCCGTATTTCTGAGTTACAACGTTAAAAGGTAATTTAATTCCACCGTTAATACCAGCGTGAGATATTTCTAAAGATGCTAAAAATTCTTCAGTATCCATTTCATTACCATTAGGTCCTGAAATTTTACCTGATCCTCTTTTATCAAAACCATCAACTTTAATAATCACAGATGAATAAGTACCTGCCGCTAAAGTATCTGAATCAGTTGCCAATCCGTTTTCAAATGTTACGAATTTTTTTCCTGCAAGAGTTTGTACAGTGTACTTACCTTTAGAGTAGTCAAACAGACCTTCATCAGCTCCGTCACCTTCTTCGTAGAATCTATCATAAAGATTTCTTCCACCGTCAAAGTCTCCGTTTGCTAGTCATTGTCTCCGTTTGGTATACCATAAGGTTTCTTGTGATTACCATTTGCATCTCTTTCACCGATTTTAGGTACAAAGTAGAACAATTTACCAATTGGTAAGTTCATAGCTTGTACAGAAACGATATCGTTTGCCAATAATTTAGAGAATACTCTTCTAATAATTGGAAAAACAACTGTTTCGAATGAACCTGATGCGTCAGACACAGCAGCTTCGTTAATTAGATAAGACGCTTGGTTTTCATATAACTGAGCGATGTTATCTTTTTGATGTCCATTAAGTCCCTCTAAGAAACCTAGGTCATCCCATTTTTTGATGGTATCTTCTTTGATAACTCTTAGGTGTTTTAACCCGATGTTACCAACCATACCTGATTCTAATAATGCTCCCATTTTAAATTTGAGTTTTAGTTTTTTTATTTATTTTATTATAATTTTGACATTAAATCTTTCATTCTCTTGAATTGTGGACTTTCATATGCTTTCGTTTCTGAAAGTACTTCTTGAGATGAGGATGATGTCGGAGTTGAAACGATTGCTTTGGCAACCGACTCAGTAACATTTTGTTTTGAACCTAATTCACCTTCTATTACTTTATAAGTGGATTTAGATTCTGTTAAAGAACTGACAGAGTCAAATCTTTTCAAAATATTCAATTTCTCTTGACGAGTTGTCGAATGTTCTGTGAACAATCTTGTAGCGTATGCCAAGTTAGCGTTAAACACAGCAACCTCGTTTAGTTTCTCTTTAAATAAAACTAACGCCTTTTTATATTCACCGTTTTGTTTCTTTAAAGTTTCAACCTCTTCGTTGATTGCACCTGCCTTATATTTAGTCTTAGACTTAATACCGGCTCTGTTAGCACCTCCCTTGTCACCATGTACATTGGATTTTGTTCTTGCAGCTTCGTCGACTTCCTCTTCATGAGATTCTTCCTCTTCAGAGACTTCTTCGTCCATTTCCTCCTCAGATACTTCTGATTCGTCAATTTCTTTTTCAGATACCTCCTCTTCGGAAACTTCTTCTTCAGAGACTTCTTCTTCGGATACGTCTTCTAATTCAATTTCGTAGACAGTGTCATCAGTTTCAGATACTTCCTCTTCAGATACCTCTTCTTCCATATCAGTCTCAGATACTTCTGATTCCTCAACGTCTTCTTCAGATACCTCTTCGTTGTATTCTGTTTCTTCGACTTCACTTTCTTCGTCATCTAATTTGATGATGTATTCGTCGTCTCCGTCCTCGAGTTCAACATTATCACCGTCACGTTTCACAACAATTCCGTCTTCAGGTTTCATTGATTTGAATACCTTTAGGACTTCATCGTCAGATGCGTCGGTCATATCGAGTACTTCGTCTTCTCCTTCTTCTTCAGAATCCATTGGTAATGAAAAATCTTCGTCCTCATCATCTATTGATAATTCGTCGTCTGATT